TCTGTAACCAACTGATTAGCATCTGGATGGCGTTTTAGCATATCTGCCTGGGCCGTTGCCTGCTTCTGCTGTGTGGTTAAGTTCCGTAGTTCCTGAAACGCTGGATGCGATTCAATGGATCGGTTTACCGCTGACTTAGGGTCAGAAAAGAAGTCAACTTCTTCGGTGTCTGGTTGTTTACTGGTTACAAGTTCTGTCTGCTTGGTAATGAAGTCATCCACAACCTTGCGGAGTTCTCCTACCTCGTTAGCCTGTCGGCCCAGCATCTTCTCAGATTCTTGGTGCATACGCACAATTTCTGATAAGTCTTTGCCTCGGTACTTGTCAGGTAGTTCGTTCTCCGGTGGCGTATCCTCTACAGGGGCCTCGGTGTCTTTTGCTTCCAACTTCTCTAGGGCTTCAATCTCGCCCTCAAGCATACGCTTGTCATCAATAAGTTCTGCTGCCATTATCAAGCTCCGTGCTTAAACATTGTGGAGGTAAAAAGGACCACTTGGCTGTGGTTATCCTTTGGGGTACTCAGGTGCTAATCGTATTTCTTAGAGCCACTCTCGTGATGCTTTGCCCATTTAAGGGCTGCTCCGGGGTATCCCCCAGTGTACGGTATCTTGAGATGTGATACTGAGATTTGACGTTTAGCGGATTCTGAACAAGTAGGGCACTCGTGAGAGTGGACGCTAGAGGGAACGTTCTGCTCGAAGACGTGCCCATTAGAGCACTTAAAGTCAAAGAGCATTTTCATCCTCCTCTATGGTCTCAATCGTTTTACGGACTGATTCCTCAAAGTTCAGGATAGTTGTAATGGCTTCAAGTTGTCCCTGCCTGTAGGCGAGGTCTTGTCCATCACGGATACTGCGGATCTCTGATAGCTGTTGCTCAGTTGTTCCTAGTTCTTCTAGGAGCTGGAGCCAGCCGGGGTGAAGGAATAATGATAGGAAATTACTATAATAGGAGTCTAATTCACGATCTTTCATCTAATTACCTTATTATACCAAAAATGGAGCCGTAAGTCAAGGATTATATTTCGGCTTCTTCTTCTTCAGGGGTTGGGGCTACCATTAGCGTAACTTTAACACCCGCGCCCTCCTTTTTAGCAAACTGGTAAAGCTCAATAACCTCTTTCGGGCTGCAGGTTCCTGCCGTATACCCGAGTATTGTTAGAAAAAGGTTAATCTTAGACTCATTATCCATTAGAAGCCCCCTTTTTGGGTACTCTTTGGCCCATTAGCTCCTTTACTTGTTCCTCAAGTTTACTAATACGTTTCCGATCCTCGCTAAAGGAATCGTTGATCTGGGCTACAATACGTGCTACTTCGGCTTGCGTAAGCATACTATTTCCTCTGTTGTTGTGTTATTCGTCTACCAGGTAAATCTCAAACTCTGCCGAAACCGATGCGGTTCCTGTGGAAACCTTCGCTAAAAACCCAACATCACAAGGCCCGGTATAAGGCCCGAAAGGTATCTCGGCACCAGTTAGATTGTTTAATGTGCCACCAGCTACCCCGGCAAAGGCAGACTGGCTGCGCATAGCTTTGTACGGTGCGGCTGTAGCGTCAGCGCCCTCTCTTGCGAAGAAAATAATCTCCACAGTCTTGCCAGAGTCCACTGATATATTTTTCAGCTTAACGTAGCCTGTGTATCCTGATGGGATTGTATAGGCTGCGATTTCGGACTGACTTTTTGGGAAATCTGTAGCCCCGATGGTCACCCAATCTGTGCCGCCAGAGCCGTTTTCTATCGTTATTGCCCCAGCATGGCTTCCTGCCGATGCTGTAGCGTATGTTCCAGACTCCGATACATAAGCCCGAAACAGCCTTGTAAACGTGGATGCTGTTGCAGATGATGCGGAAGCCCCAGCCGTGGCAAGCGTTTCGGTTAATGGAAGAAAGTCAGAGCCTAAACCCTCGAGCGTTATCTCCCTCGCGCCCGTGCCAGCAGCGGTATCGTTAGCATTTCCACCTGCTTTGACCCGTAGCGTGGTGGCTGCGGATGGCTGGGGCGTCCGATACTGGCCTCCCCTCGTAATTGGAGCAAAGCTAGTCCCAACAGCAGGGTTCCTGCCGAACTTCTTTATCACGCTCATGCCAGAGGTCAGCCCGCGAGAAACATCAAGCCACGGGAATGTAGCTCTTACCAGAATGGCGTCTGAATCAAGGCTGATTGCCTGATTTAAGGGGGCTGACGGCTGTCTGAATAGCCCATAGCTAGTAGATACTCGAAAGGTAGTCTGGGCAGTTGAGCCGTTAATAAACCTAACTCTAAAGTATCTATAACCTTTTGAGGCTGAATGGAACTCATGTATTCCTGCCGCTACGCTAAAACCGGCTGTGGGGAAAGCACCCCAGTTAGTACCATCTACTGAAAAATCAAAGTAGAGCGTTCCTGAGGAGGAGGATAAGCAACTGACCTGGACATCAGGAAGCGTATTCAGTTCCCCCGCCCCTGTGAAGGTAGCATCCCCGGATAGGAGAGCTGTTGTGCTATTTCCTACGGATGGTGTGCTATTTAGGTTAGGTAAGTAACTCATTAGATAAGCATCCATTTAGAAAAAGCATTTACATACATAAGTATAAGCGTTGTGTTCTGAGCTGTTATAGAAATAGTGGTATCCCCTGTCGTTAGAAGAAAAGCCCCTACGATGTCTACTTGCCCGGTAGTCTGGGCTGATACGACCACTGTTTCTCTATCTTGGGGAGTAGGATTTAAGGTAATAGTACACGCTGCAGTCACGTTAAGTAGTTCAGGCCCTGCAGTAGTCTTGTCTCCAGCTACTGTAAAGGCTGTAGCAGCCCCTAAGTCGGCTGCTGCTGCGTTAGCAGAGCGTCCTGAGATTGCTACGTGTACTTCGTTGGCGAGCGCCTCCGATAATGGCCTGACATTACCGGCATCTATCTGCCTGCCGTCAGAGAGGGTTACCATAAGCGAGCCTTCAAACTCTACGCTTACGTCCTCTATACTTACGCCTTGCTCTCCAGAGGCTCCCTGTGGCCCTACAGCGCCATCCTTACCGTCCCGCCCATCCTTCCCTGGCTTCCCGTCTTTACCGTCCTTACCGGGCTTCCCAGAGGCTCCTACGGGGCCTTGATCGCCCTTCTGAGCCTTAATAGCGCTCATACGGCTCTCAAGAGAGGCTATAGACTTCTTTAGCTTTGTGTCTAAAGCGAGTAGGGGGATGTAGTAGTCCATTATGCGCCTATACGGGTGAGAACCTGCTGGCTCATCTCGGAATCCCTACCTTTCAACTCCGTGTCCTTCTCCTTGATGGCTACTTCTCTCTCTTTCAGGAGTATCTCTGCCAGCTTAACCCTACGGGCAAATTCCTGATCGTCTGCCTTCCCATTCTGGAGGTTCTTAGTAGCCGCTTCAATCTTCTTGACCTCAAGCTCCATAGGGAGTAAGCGGGTTTCTTCAGCGTACTTCTGTGCTCTAGAGTTAGACTCAGAAGCCTGACCTTCGAGGGCAGAGGTCTGAGAGGCTTTGAAGGCTTGCTCTGCCTGGAAAGTAGCCTGCTGCATCTGCTGCTGCTCTGGAGAGGGCTGTGAAGCCTTCTCAAGCGTGGCTTTAAGCTCCTCACGGTTAGACAGGCTCATATTGTCTATGATTGAGGTAATCAGAGCAGGGTACAAGGGGGAGTCCGGAGACATAGTCTGGAGAAGCTGTACAAGCTGTGTAACCTCGTACTCACGGGCAATAATACCCAAAGAGGAGGTAGTAACAAACTTGTAGTCACTGACCGGGTAGTGCTCAGGGTCAAACTGCATATAACGCCATGCAGCCTTTTCTACAAACGGGATAATGAAGGACTCTTGGAAGTTGATTAGGGTGCGCTTGTGCCGCTTGATGATCGCTCCAAGGCTCATAGAGATCCCTGCAGCGGTAGCGTCACCGTTGATACTGCCGGGGATGCCTGCTGAGTCAATCGCGCCAGTAGCCATTTGAAGCATGCGCTGGAGCGCCTCCGCTTGTGCAAAGGTTACTTGGTCTACACCCCCTAAGCGTACAGGTTCAATAATCTCTGACGGTCTGCCTATGGTCAGAATCGTCTTACCGGGCCTCACGTCTGTGGTCATTCCTCGTGGGATACGGGTAGAATCGATACCGATCATGGGATGCACAGTCAAGGCTAAGGCGTCCTGACGCGCTCTCAGTTCAGCATCCAAGGCTTTCTGACTGTTATAACCCTTCTCGCAGATACCTCTCCCCCAGAAACGGCCAGGTACAATGTCCCAAGGGAAAGCAATAACAGGGCGGTCCTGCATCATAAACGGATTCTCTTCCGCTTTCAGGAGGTCCCCACCGTTAGCGAGAATCACAATAGCTTCAACGTAGTAAGAGGATTCTTCATCGTCTTCGCTGAGGGAGATTACCTCTACATCCTCTTCCTCTTGAGCTTTCAGGAGGAGATGGCGAGGCACTAAGCCATAGTAGGTAGTCTTTTGAGTCTTATAAGTCTCTGGAACTGATAAAGTAGGGTCTTCTTCCAAGTCCAAGTCGTGGACGGAGGTGGAGAGGCTAATCTTCTTGTATACGCCTTTCTCTTGGAGGATTTCTATACTGTGCGTTGGTACATACTCATCAATAGCACACCCCAAAGCCTCTTCAATACAAGTCGCAGAAGGGTCAATAAGGAAGTTCTGGGGGAGTATAGGCCGCATCTTGACTACTGTGCGGTCTTGGATGTTTACACCAACGGCAGTAAGCTGCCCGTCCATGACTGGCTGAGTGCCTGGGGACATTTCTTTAACGTCCTCCAAGACCACTTCAGCGATACCTGTGCCGTACACAGCCGATACGATAAGGGATTCCGCAATCGACTTACGGACTTTCTGTTTCTTAAAGTCTTGGTGCAGGGTTTTCTTAATAAACTCCACATCCAGCCGTTCAGTGTCCTGCACATCATCTTCAATGTCGAACCAAGAGCCTCTGCCGAACGTAGCCTCTTCAATCTCTGCTACGGAGGACTCTACAGCCTGCTGAGTGGCAGGGCTGATGAGGCGCGAACGCTCAGACTCTCTGGTCTTGTCTCCTGCTGCCCAAACGCCCCGCCAGATACGGTTATATTCCTCATGTTGCGCCCTATAATTGTTATCGTAGTGTTCCCGCCACTCGTCAACCTTCTCCATTACCCACTCTTGGAGGGACTGCTCCTTAGTGAAGTCTTCTTTATCGTCTATGTCGAAATTATCCATTATCAGTATCCGGAAAGTATATCTAAAGGGGTAAAGGAGGTGTCTTCAAAGTCTTCTATACCGTAAGGTATCTCAGCAAGGTCGCTAATGTATGCCAAAGCGTCTATAAGGTCATCATGCACGAGTGCGTTAGGGAATTGGAAGAGCTGATCTAAGAATTTCTCGTTCCAGTCAGCCTTATTGAGGGAAATCCTCCTGTTCTCAAACCTGCCCTGTAAGGCCCAGATCACACGGTCAGTCTTCTTCTTGTTGCCGTGGGTGAGCTCTTTTACATTGAAATAGGTATTGTTCTTACGCATCAGGTCTGACAAGGGAGTCATTACCGCCTGTCTGCTGATACCACGCTCTAAGCCTACCGCTACTGGCTGGTAGTCTCTAACGGCTTGAAAGATCTTCTCAGCGGTCTGGTTAATCTCCCAACGGCCTTGAATGATGTTGGCGATCCACCACTCCCCTGTAGGGGTTACCTTAACTACCGCAATGGCGGAATCGTCTAGCTTGCTATTCTTGGAACGGGTCTTACCCAGCTCTTCAAAGCCTGCCAGGTCAATAGCGATGTAGTAGTCCCCGATTTCTGGCTCGTCCCCGTACTGTATCCAATCATCCCTGAACACCTCAGAACCCATCGACTCAAAGGATGCCATAAACTCCTGACGGAAGGCGTAACTGCTCATAGAGCGTTTAGCTGCTTCAATCTCTCTAGGGTCTAAGGTTTCGTTATCGACACTGGTGAAGTGCCAGGCCTTCCAATCAGGATCGTTACTAAGTTCCGCATACTTATAGAGGTCATAGAAATGATTACGGCCCATCGGAGTTCCGATAAAGAGAGCCTCTCCTCTTAAGTCAGCGAGGGCAGGGCGCAGGATTTGCTCCCACACTTCCGGCTTAATGTCTGCGTATTCGTCTAACACCAAATAGTATAAGGAGACACCCCTCATGGTCTCAGGCCGGTCAGCGCCTTTGAGGCGGATCTTGGTCCCGTTTATGAGGGTTATCTCTAAGTTGTTTACGTGGGTGGCTGTAATGATGTCCTTCCCCATTGAGAGAAGGAGATCCCACATAATGTCTCTTGCTTGGCCCTGTGTAGGGGCTACGTAGAAGACAGTCCCTATTGTAGTTTGTAGCCCTTTAACAAAGAGCTTATAAGCCGCTAGGCGGGACTTACCACACCTACGGCCTGCTGCAACTACTTGGAAGCGACTTGGGTCATTCCAGACTTTCTTCTGCCACTCTAAAAGCCTTACATCAAGCGAGGCCATTGATTTCCTCAATCAAAGCCTTTACGTCTTTTACCGCACTAAGCCTCCGTTCCAGGTGGGGCTTACCGGGTCTTAATACGTGGTCGCAGAAAGCCTCTGTAGCCTTTTCTGCACTCTCTTGAGCGGCACGTAAGACTTTCCTGACGTTTCCGCGACCAACATGGTTAACCCCCTTGGGCCAGTACATTAAGAAGATGTCCACGAGCATATCTAGTTGGCGCTCTGCGGAATCATCCCCCCTAACATACCCCAGGTAGTCTTGGTATAACCCATAGATACCGCCAAGGGGATCAAACTGGAAAAGACCATAGGCAGGGGTTTCTCTACCGACCTGCTTAGTCTCATAATCGAATGTACCACCAGTCTCTACGGCTATGTTAGCCATCAAAGCTATGATTATGTTATTTGATAAGAGGACTTCTTTGTTAAGGTGTTCGTAGACGGCTATTGCATTCTTCTTATTCTTGATTTCCATCTTCTGAATCTTCCTCGTATTCACCTTCTAAGGGTGTTTTATCCTCTTTGGAGGAGATAGACACATTATCTGCAAGACCTGATATGTTGATCGTTACTGTGGGCTTCCCACCCCCTACGACATCAAACTGGGACATAGGCGCTATACGATCCACAATCAACTTCCAGGCTGCTGACTGGAACTTATGATCGTCATCCAAGGCAGCATCAAAGATCTTCTCTATAACCTTCTTGGACTTAGGCGAGGTAAGGATCCGGGCTTTAAAGTCAGCCATTGCGGAAGCCTCACCAAGGGGTCTTCCCCGTTTAGCCATCTTCCCTGGAGTATTTGCTGCTAAGTCCTTCTTTTTAGGTCTTCCTACTTTCTTCTTAGGTTCAGGAAGAGCTTTGAAGACCTGTTCATCTTCCTCTGTAAGGGGGTCTTCTACGTTTATATCGGACACACTATTAGCCTTATAGGGGGGGTGGTATGCATAGGGACTACCTGGCTACACATCTGGCCTTAAAAGAGTACTCTAGAGTAAACGTTGTAGA